GTATTCTGTTTCCATGGTATCGCCATAAGTTTTACTAGGAAATAATCCCAACGGGCTTTCGAATACAGGACTAATCTCGCCCTGATCTGTTGCTAATACATAGATAGGATTTATTTCCATCAAATCCTTTAGTTTCTCGGCTAAGGAGGATTTAGCGGTCCCGACTGGGCCTAACAAATATAGAATTTGTTTTCTTTCTTCTAATCCCTGTGCTGCATGCCTAAAATATCCAACTATACGTTCTATAGCATCTTCCATTCCGTAGAAATTTTTAAATGCCGGATATATCCTTACAGTTCTGTTGGAAAATATTCTGCTTAGTCGGGGATCTCTACTTGTGTCTATTAATTCCGGTTCTCCGATGGCTTTTACCATTCGTTCTGCAGAAGTAGCATATGCCATTTTATCTTTTTTACAAATATCGAGATATTCGTCTATAGTCATCGACTTAAAAACAGTTTTGTCGAAATTAGATTTAAAAAGTTTGGATATTGCCATTGGAACTCCTGTTGTGTCAGAGTATTTATCAATAGCTTTATATTTAAACTTAATGTCTGGGAGTTTTATTTACAAGATTTTAATGCTGCTAACAATTCTATTTCATAACTCCTGTGGAGTTCTAAATCAGATAATGCAATCTGTGATTTCTCGTATATTGTATTCTCTTCAGACAGACTGTTAAAAGAGAAAGATGGTGCAGTCGGTGTTACTGTCTTACATGCTGTTGCAACAGGTATCTCAACTTTCTGTGTAACAACCTTTATAGTAGGCTCTGTAGTAGCACATCCAAATAATAAAAACGGTATCAATAATATAAATTTATTTCTTACCATGCTTTATCTCCTGATTAAATAAGTCATTTGCAGCGTCACATATATTTGCACCCACAGGTGGTTTTCTTGATAATATACTATCTGCTCTCGCTTTGCTTGATGCTGCAGATGCCTTGGCTCTTGCAATTTCTTCTAACCCCTTTGCAACTCTTTCATCGGTGTCTGTCTTTAATTTCTGTATGGCAACATTTTGTGCATCTATATCATTTTTCAATTGGAAAAGATTAGCCTGTGACATATCTAATTTTGTCTGAAGTGTTTCTTTTTCCGACTTTAGTGTTGTTGCCTGTGTTCTAAGAATTACTATATATACAGCCGATGCAGAAAGTGCGGCTAGTAATACAATACTTGCTATTAATTGAATCTGACTTAATCCGAACATATATTATCTCCATTTCAATTATTTATCATTAAACCCAGAGTTATATAATCGCATTATGGATGCATTTTTCCGATAAGTGTGTAACGAATTCCCCTGTCTTCGATTAATTCATTTTCAAAAATTGCTTCAAATTTTGTCGGCATCTGAGCTTTAAACTCAATTATTGAATTTACACAATTGGTATGCCCGTCTATGCCGAACATATTATTCGACTGAAATGCAAAATATGCATCACTCTTCACACTATCCCAGTAAGGCCATTCGCACATTGGGCGCATATGTTCGCAGGATGTATTAATAATTAAATTAGCATCACTGTAGATGGTTTTATTTTTAGTTGTATCAAAGGTGTCTCCTGTCCTAAAATATACATTTTTATAATTTGGAAAAAATCTATTTTTTGCTATGCGTATCGACCTGTCATCTAAATCAATCCCAGTTATTTTAGATACTTTAGATGACAATACAGGTATAAGTATACTACCGTACCAGCACCCGATAATGACAACATATGTTGCCTCATTTACTATACCGAGGTTTGTTAACTGGTCTAACAAAAATACTTTTGATTTAAACTGGTTGTCACTAAACGAATCTATCATATCCAGATAAAGTGTTGATTGGTTTTTTATTTCTTTTAAAACTTTCCTAAATAAATCTAAACTAATGGTGTTATTTACAAGATCTATCATTTTTCAATTATGTAATCGTCAATTACAAGAATATCTAATCCACACTTCTTAAAAGTGTTTATAGCATCTGTTGGTGTTTCGACAATAGGCTCTCTACAATTGAAGCTTGTATTCAGTAACATAGGTATTCCTGTTATATTATGAAAATCTGTAATTAATTTAAAAAATCTTTCATTAGATTCTCTAGTTACGGTGTGTATTCTTGCTGTCTTATCGATGTGGGTTACACCAGGTATTTTATCTGATATTACAGGGATTATCCTAGACATATACGGACTCGGTTGGTTAGTAAGAAAATATTCCTTATAGTGCTCCTCTAGCACACTAGGGGCAAACGGTCGAAAATCTTCCCTTAATTTAATTTTAGAATTAATTATATCTTTAATATTCGGATTTCTGGGATCTGCTAAAATGCTACGATTTCCAAGGGCTCTATTCCCACTTTCGGATCTGCCCTGATACCACCCGACAATTTTGCCATTTGAAATTGCGTCAGCTATATAAATTGACAAACTGTCAAATGATTCTTTTTTGAAATTTATCCCTTTAAAAATTGCAGGATCAAGTGTGTGCGATTCCCCCGAATATACACTCGGAATATCTATACTATTATTTAATACATAGTTTGCATGCATGTAGGTGCCGATTGATTGGCCTTCATCCCCTACTGCAGGTGGTATATGCACATTTGTATAAAATTTAGTAAATTCTTCATTTAGGTACCCATTATAAGCTACGCCGCCGGCAATACATATATTGTCAGATGTCTTATACTGCATTATTGTGTCTATAACTAATCGCGTAGTTATATATTGCAAAGTATAAGCTATGTCTTTTTTTTCAGTATTCATAACAATGCTATATGCGTAATCAGGCAATTTATGAATTGGATTTCTAAGGTATAACGAAACTACGTCTGCTATTCTGTTGTCATATTTTCCATATGCAGATAACCCCATTAACTTTCCTGCACCTAAATATCCCAGGCCTACCTGTTGCGACAATAGATTCCACAAACCACCTATAGATAATTTAGGCGATAAATCAATTATTTTCCCAGACTTATCTACAAATATACAGCTAAATGTGCAACCCTGGCCGTCGATTGCAAGTATATCGGATTCATTGAACCCCGATGTAAGATATGCATACGCAGCATGGGACTGATGGTGGTCGATATAGTAATAGTCGGGTGTCTGATACCTATCCCAGATAGTCTTTGGCTTAAATGATAAAAATCCCGTATCCGATAGCTGATCTTCTAGTAAATCTAAAACAAATTGTTTACCTAAATTTGAACATGTGAACGCAGGCATCACACCAGTTAGAGTGAAGGCTGGAATAAACTGCTCTGTGAAGAATTCTCGACTTGGTAAAGGATCATGCGGATTATCGGTTATTAAATTATGTTTTCTCCTTGTGTATCTTTCTTCCTGACGATGGATAATGCCATCATATGTATTATGATCATGCATATTAGCAGCAATAGAAAATATTTTCATTTGATTAAGTCTTTCACTCTAACCGGTGTATTGAAGTCGAAAACCCCGTATGCCCAGAACTTTTCCCTGCATGGCCAGCAGCACTGGCATGGTTCAACGCCCGGCGTGGTGTATGTTATACCGTACTTATGAGTATAAATATCATTATACTGCCGCGGTACAGATTCACAAGTTTCTGTGTACGGAAAGAGGGTCTCCATTAATCCCAGTTCTTTGCAAACTTCCGAAATTTGTTTCTTGGTATAATTTATAAACGGCCTATATTCGTACTTATATTCATTATTATATGTATATTTCAATAACACATCCGATATTATTTCATTCCGGTATTTAAGGAAATGGCCATCCATATTTAATTCTGCCTGTATATTTGCTGGAGGATTTAAGGATTCTCCGGAAAAAATTAAATTTAAATCACCATTATACTCGTCAAACAGATCTCTTATATATTGCCGCTGAAGTGCATCCTTAGGACTTTGTTTAAGTCCGCCACTATCGTTTACCCTTATATACGGAAGTGTTGTATCAAAAAATGCAATTCGGTGTGTCATTAATTTATTATTAGGATTTAATACAGATAGTTGTCTCATAACGTTATTAACTGAATTTATTGCTGATGGTCTTAATTTATTAAAAAAAGTAAATGGTAACAATTCGATATGTGGAAAATATTTAAGAATAATATGGCATAATATAGCGGAATCTATGCCGCCACTAATACGTATTGCTACAAATTTCTGCGAATTAATTAAATTAATAACATCCGGTTCGAATAATTCAACATCTCTAATTTTCATTATGCACGAATTCCTTATTACGGCCGGGTTTCCATTCAATTGGGACTTCTATGTTGCCGCCAGTTCTGTCACTTTTAATAAATATCAATTTAATATTGTGTAATGCAGCAAACTCCTTTGCCGTGTCCAGCTGATGGAGATTATGTTTAAACACGATGTAATGCCATTCAGTATGTAATCCCATTGACTTACACAAAGTCATTGCATCAAACATTAATTTGCTGTTTTGGCCAATCCTGTATATAGCTGAAGTGTCGTGCATTCCGTCTAAACCAAAAATCCAGTGTGTATTCTTAGTTGATTTACTAAATGCGTCCCTATACCATTCTATATTTTTTTGACTGGCGGCAGTATGAATATAAATGGCACTATCGGGAAAAGACTTCGCCAAATCAAGAAATTCTAAAAAATTCGGCCAATACACAGGATCTGATAACGAACCGCACAATGCCACACCTGTATTAAAAAATTCTAATAATTTTTTAGCATCCTTAATTGACAAATCATCCCCGTTTAATATTCTAGATTTTGTTGTTTTATACTTCTCCGAAGTCTTCGGTGACAGGAGTCCCTGCCGAGTACACTGCGGGCAGCGTAATATACACTTAACCGAAGTTTCTACATTAGGTATTATATATCGTTTTGAAATACCTATATACTCTAAATAGTCGTTATCCACCCTTAACTCCGCAACGGTCATGACAACAATTAGGGGAATTAATTGGGTCAGTCGATATTATTTTTATAAATTTTTGCCATATGCTAGATGTTAGTATACTATCGATTGACTCATTATTTTTTACCTTCAGCGATTCATCATGCATACCTAACTTAGTTATATCTGATTTAGAATACACCGAATCGCACCAACAACACGGCAACAGATACCCGTCAGCAGTATATGCTATGACCTGTGTGACTATTTTTGTTCCACGATTACCAGCTTCATCATAATAGAACGATAAACAGCCGGGTTTAATGTAACTTGTCATATGCCTCCATAATAGGTTTAATATTTAAATCTTTCAACGACCTTTTCCAGTATACGCTACCACCATCTATGATATTCTTATCACGTAAATATATAATATTTTTTTTATGATACTTACATTCCTGAAATAGTCTGGGAGCAGGGTCGAATGTCTTCTTAGTGTATACGTAGGTATCAAAGATCCCCAATAAATTATCAACTGGTGCAAACATATTGTTAAGTTCTCTATTTATGTATGGTGCATCGTATACCAAAATTCCATAATTCGGAAAATTATTAATTACACTTACAGCAGCATCATAATATTTATCATTTGTACCAAGGAATAAATATTCGACCTGTTTATCAATTTTGCATTCCTTATGTATTGCAAAATTGATAGTCTTTTCAAAGTGCGTTCCGATCCCACTGGGATATACTTCGGTATCACACAAGTCTGCTACAAAGTTCGGCGAATAGAAATCTAATGCTAAAGGATAATCACGAGGATGATTTTCCGAATAAACTGAAATAAGTTTACATTTAAATAACGATACCAACGTCTCTTGTTCACTAGGTGAATAATCATTGAAGTTTAGCCAAGATATTGTAATCATGCTTCGACCCATGACTAGTGTAACATCATTTTCTAACGGAGTAAAGCTATCAATGATTACATCTTTACAATGTATATATTTATTATTTATTGCTGATAGGTAATCATTTTTCTTAAATCCCCTGTGAGGAATAATTATTAGTCTACTAGGTATTCCGCACGAATTTAAATATGAATTATATTCGTAACTATAATAGAGTAATCCGTCGACAGGTTTACTAGTACATACTATGTTTATTGTCATTATGTCGTAGTAAAATTATGATAATTGTTTTCTAAGGCAAACACAAATTTCGTCACATACATCAACAAAATGTGGAATCCGTTTTCGTATATTTGGCAATAAGTCATCTGGGATATTGGGGTGCCAATTATGTAAACCCATCGACTGTACTAAGAAGTCGGAATCATTAATATTCTGTATTATATCAGTGTGTAAACTTCTGTTTATAAAGTCTGCGTTGTAAGTCATATCTAGTAATTTATCAATTGCCTCTATAGGATATAACGTAGTTAATCTTTTAATTATGCCCTCTGGCCCAGCATACAGATGTTCCCAGTCGTGTAATATTCGGTTTCTAACAAAATGATATTCAACGTCCCCTATCCAGAAATTGTAATGGGCACCGCAACTGCCTGACCAAAGCGGACCCCCTTGCATATAGACAATGCCGCCCGGTTTTACCACACGATGTAATTCTTTAAGCACACTCGGCAAATCCAGAATATGTTCTATGGTAGCAATAGAAATAATTGAATCAAACGAATTATCTAAAAAATCTGTGGAACCTGCATTCATATATTTGGTTGTTATATTATCACTTACAACCATTCTGCTAAAAGCCCTGTCAATGGAAATAGAGACTACTTCTTTTGCACCGTGTGATATTAAATCGTACGGGACAGACATAATTTTGTGGCCACCGACTTCTAATATTTTCTGATCTGTTACATCATTTATCTTATAAAACTTACCAAGTATAGTTGATTGATAATCTCTAAGCATAGTTAACCTTTACCATATTTATCCTTGGAAAATAATAGATCGATAAATATAGAATGAAAGACATTGACCCAATTGCAATTAATAGGATAGACGACTCGCATACAGTTAGGATCGATTGGTTTCTAGGAAAGCGATGCAATTACGATTGCAGTTATTGCGGGGATTTCCTACACGACAACTTTAGCAAACATAAATCGTTGGCAGAACTTCGATCAGTTATCGATAATATTGCTAAAACTATAGATCCCGGACTAATACGAATAGGTTTTACTGGTGGTGAACCGACTGTAAATCCTGCACTTGTAGATTTTTGCAAATATCTAAACAGCATAAAAATAGCATTTGTGTCGATCACAAGTAACGGAACGAGAACAATTAAGTATTACAAAAACTTATTGACATACATCGATTCTATAATGTTTTCTCAACACTTTGAATTTAGCAATACAGATGTTTTTATACATAAAATTAAGAAAATCTCCGAAATTAATCCAAAAACATCTGTGCAGGTTATGTTTAATGCTAACCATTTTGAGGAAGCTAAAAAAAGTATTAATTTCTATAAAGAGCACAACATAAAATACACCCTACGCCGTATAAGAGAAATATCTTCGCCCTCTTCTGCACACTTATATACTAAAGAACAGCTTGATTGGTTTTTTTCAGAACAGAAATCTGAATCATCTGGCAATAATGCAATTGTATTTTACAAGAATAATAATGAAGTGAAATCTACAGAAGTGCATGTAAACGAAATATCTAGCTCTCTGAAAAATAGATTTAAGGGATGGACTTGTTGGGCAGGTATCTATACATTAACAATATGGAACGACGATATGTTATACCGAGGTAGTTGCCAAGAAGGTGGCATAATTAACAGCATATATGATAAAGTTATTACTCTACCAACAGAACCAATTGTATGTAAGAAGACGACATGTGTGTGCGCACCTGAAATTATTGTAAAAAAACTAAAAAATCCAAATGATCCAGTCATTTAAAATATCATATTCATGAAAACAGTAGCATTTCTCTCTCATAGTAAATCACTAAAACGAATTATACCAGATGTCGAAGCATTGCGACAACTAAATGTTAAAATATTACTTTTAGTAAACCCTGGAGCAAAAATGCCAGTTTACATAAACGAAGATGAGATCTTTTACGTAGACCTAAACGATATCAGAGGTATAGCAGAACTATTATCTAAATTTAATATTGACTTCCTAACAACACCCTCTGACCATTTATTTGTTAACGTGGTAAAAATTTGCAACATTCTAAAAATAGAGACGCCATGCACCTTAGAGACGGCGGAATTATTTCTTAATAAATTCTCACACATACAGCATGCAATTACAAACGGATTGTCCGATCATGTACCTAGAACAATATATATAGATGGTCACTCATCCCTTAATGATTTACCTAACCGTACACAAAAATCACTGTTCATAAAACCGGAAATTGGTTGTGGCATGCGTGGAGTATTTGAATCTAGTATACCCGATGACCAGATTTTCGAATACAAGGGTATTAAAAATGCACAGGCACTCATTGATACGCTACGCAAACATAATTTAACAGATGAATTTATAAAATATTGTAAAACCGGCATAGATACAAGTTATTATTATCCCGAAAAGCCGAAGGCACTAATTCAAGAGTGCTATTATACCAATAAAAGTTACACATTTCAATATTCGGTTCTAAATGGCAAATGGCATTACAACACAATAGGTCAATTATTTTGTTGGGCACAAAAAGACGAATTTGAAAATAATAGGAAAATAGATCCGTTGCAAGATCCGAGGTTAAGAATAACAAATGGGTCTACAATAACTTCTGAAGAAATAGGTTATTATCATTTAAGTGCTGTACCGGACCATATATATCCATTTTTTAAAAAATGTGTTGACTACATGAAGAGGACATATTCAATTAATAATATGTCGTTTACACTAGCAATACACGAAACTATAGACGGTGAGTTCTATTTAACCGACCTTAACCCTCGAGTTGGCGGGCAATGGACTGTGAATCATAAATTTTCTCAACCCGAATTCTATTTAAGATACTGGAATGCTATATTACATAAATCTATGGAAACTTTTAATCATATAGGTCCGTTGGGGTGTGTTAATTCGTTATTATTAGACACCGGAATAATCGAGCACTGTATTATACCAGCAGATACACCCAAATTAATAATATCGGGTAAAGACAAGCTTAGAACAGGTGTATCTATTCCAGAAATTCAGTCACTAAATTCTAAAAAATGGGAAGTAAAAATTCATACATGCGGTGATTCGCTGGATGATCAGATTAAATCTGTTTTAAGCGCCAACGCATTTATAAGAAACAATATTAAATATTATAAATAAACAATATCAAATATTATAAATAAACATTGTGTACGTACTAAATTATTTTAATAAAGGAAAAATATGAAAAAGTTATTATCGGGTATTGCAGCCCTAGTGGTTAGTATATCTGTTGCATATGCACAAGCACCTACGAAATTACTGGTTTATGCTTCATTAGAACCGGATCAATTGTCTACGATTAAATCCGCATTCGAGGCAGAAAATCCTAGTGTTATTATCGACTGGGTTAGAGCACCAATTGGAACTATAACAGCCCGTGTATTGGCAGAAAAGTCAAACCCGCGAGCAGATGTTGTATATGGATTGGGTGCATCGAACTTAATCCAATTAGACAAAGAGGGGCTTCTGATGAAGTATGTGCCTCCAGAGGCTGCAAATCTTGGTGCAAAATTTAGAAGTAAGACAAATACTTGGTTTGCATATGATGCATTTCTTGCAGCACTCTGCTATAACACAATTGAAGGTGATAAATTAGGTCTACGAAAGCCTACATCTATTAAAGATTTACTCAAACCCGAGTTTAAAGGCAGAATTCAAATGCCTGAACCAACTATCTCGGGTACAGGATTTATGATTGTTGCAAGTATACTAGATTTGTATGGCGAACAAAAGGGTTGGGAATATCTCGATGCATTAGATAATAATATTGTAAAATATTTGCCTAGTGGATCTACTCCATGTACTCAAGCAGCAAATGGCGAATATCTAATGGGATGGAGTGTTGATATTAGAGCAGGTAGGCTCATTGCTGATGGTGCCCCAATTGAATTTATTGTCCCATCCGAAGGTGTTTTCTGGGATCTAGAAGGTGCTGCAATTATGGCAGGCACTAAAAATGTAGAAGCAGCGAAAACTTTGTATAATTGGATATATTCTAAAAATGCTATGAAGATTTACGGTAAGGACTATGCTATATTAGGTAGGGCCGATGTAGATTCAAATTCTAAACATCACCCACATGGAAAAAATATTGCAAAATTCATGGTTGATTCTAATTTAGAATCAATTGCTAATAACAGAGTAGCTATTCTTAAGGAATGGGAAAAAAGGTACGGGGCAAGAACCAAGAAATAATTAAATGACTGATAGCATTAATAATCAATTCTGGTTAATGAAATTAAATTTACTGGGTTCAGTAATAAAATTGCGAACTCAGTTTAACACTTCTGAACTTCTAAAAGAAATAGCACCTTTCTCGGATGATTGGAAGCAGTACAATCCAAGAAAACAAATAAGAAGGGAGGGCCTGAGTATTACATCATACGATGGTGGATTATCGGGCATCCCGGACCTAGACTCATTACTCGAGTATAACCGGGAGAATAATTCGTCTTATAAGACAGAAGAATGCAACGTTCTTACACCTGTCTATCACAATAGCAGCATATTACAGGAAATGACTCTACCATTTAAGGCGTCGGTTGGCAGAAGTCATTTCCTTAAATTAGATGCAGGTGGATTTTTTCCCGAACATAGAGATTCGTATGACGTTGATGAGGATGACCCAGCATTCCAACCCGTAATAAGGTTTATAGCATTTGTCAAGAACTGTTCATCTTCGTCTTTAAAGTTTATCATAGACGACAGATTGTGCAGCTTCGAAGAAGGCAGATTGTATTACTTCAACAGTATGTTACCACACTCGCTGTTTAGTATGAAGGATGATTGCATTATGATAGTTTTTGTAATTAAATTTGACATATCTGTATACAAATACATAGTGTCTAATCTTGCACAGGCATAACATTAAACGGATAGCGATACTGACTTAAATTGTAATTTAACACCGGGTATTCTGCAAAAATCAATCAAAAGAATAGCCCACTACCGTTACCGATAGCAGGCTATTGTTTGTTTGGCAGGGGATATAGGAATCGAACCTATGATAGCGGAATCAAAATCCGCTGTTATACCATTTAACTAATCCCCAATATTACCATAATAGGTTAAAATGTCCCTTTAGGACTTGTTTAACACTTCCATTCTTACCAGTAATGTGGTCTTTCACGACATCATCCTGAAAACGATAAGTTCTTATCTTGTCTCCACGCATTCCGGAGCCAACTTGTTGCTTTCTGTCTATAGCAATCTCGTTGTTTGCAAGTTTGTTGTACTTTGCATCTAACTCTTCCACTAAAGACGATTTAGCTTGTTCTAGACTGTTTTGCCTTGATCTGCACTGTGCAGTAGACACTAAACCAGTCAGTAAGTGTGTTATTCTGCACGAATTTTGGTGTTTATTGCGGTGTTGCCCACCAGCACCTGTGCCACTGAACCAACTAACACTAAAGTCAGCATCTTTATACGTTTTTTTCTGTATATTCGGATCTGTAATAGCTACTGTCACCGTACTTGTGTGAACTCTACCTTTATTCTCTGTTGGCGGTATACGTTGTATCCTGTGACCGCCGGATTCATTTTGTAGTTGAACAAGATCCGCGCCAACAACCTCTATAAAGATTTCACCAGGTAAGGATTTTGTTATACGATTAATTCAGCCGACTCTGTCAGCGTGTTTGCGGTATGCTTGTGCCAAGTCAGCTACGAATAGTTTGCTATCGTCTCCACCCTCTGCGGCACGGATTTCTATAATTTTTCGTTGATTATTCATCTCGTTCCTTTCTTTTAGATTGTGCTTCTCTCCTTGCAAGAGTCCAAGATTTCCCCTTTCTTTCTACAGATTGTTTTTGTTTTTGTTCATCTGTCCAAACCCTGCCGTCTCTACCTTTGAGCGCGGCCGATATATTCTGCTTATGTTCGTCCGAATGTCTTTTACCTCTATGAGAATTAGCCCATTGTTGTTTCAGTTCATCAGATCGTACCTTATCCTTATTTTTACCAAGCATCGAAATGGATCTTTTCGCAATAGTTTCTGTCGATTGTTTTCTGCCTGTACCGGAAATTGATATCTTCTTTCTTGTTTCAGCGGTATGTGGCATACCTTTATTCCAGGCTTTTTGCAAGCCCTTTTTGCCTTTATTCCACGGAATCTGGCCAATGTGCCCACTTGCGCCATCGCCGCCATCTGTTCTATTTAGTAATATCCCTGTTCCTAAATCTTTTCTTCCATACCATTTAATCATCCTGCGTTCAATCGCAAACGCACCTACTTCAGTAAGATTAAATTCTAATATCACAATATTTTTTCTATTACTCGGCAAGGGAACATTTCTGTGATATTCACACGCTCTTAAATTCTTTCCCTTTCCTATATAGTAAGGGCTGCCGGAGTGTGATGAGATTGAATCTTTATTCCTAAGATACGCATAGACATAGTAAATCATAAATGTATTTATCTATATCATTTACCCTCTTCATAAAGTTTTGATTATAAAATTGGCGGCTGATCTTATCTCTATTACTTTTTTCATTTTACTTTATGCTTTTTAGCATTCCATTTGAGCATTAATATTGCCCTGTCATCGTCCTCGACGATCCATACTGCATGCATTTCTTTTAGTTTGTGTTTTTCCCAAACAGAATGCCAAGTATAGAACTCCATGCTGGTCTCGGTCTCTGAAGCCCACATCAACATGTCGTCAACGTATTTATCCTTCCATTCTCTCGAATTCAAATGTGTGATGTTGTCACCTGACATCGTTATTCTTACTTTCATAGTTGTCCTTATTTAAGTTACACTAATGTTTCATATAAGTTCCTTATAAAAATGGCGCGAGATACGAGACTCGAACTTGTTTGTGCTGCTGCGGAGTCGTTGTGGTAAAAATGATGGCATCGAGATTTAGCAGACAGCTTCGCTGTCTGCTCCCGACATTACCCCTGTATTGCTACGCCATCTTCCACAGATCGACAAGTCCTGTTCTATACAGCCCGACTTTCCTCAAGGATTTCTCCCAGCGACTGTTCGGGTAATCAAAACTATGTATTTTAAAAAAAGTTAGTATATGTGTTATGTTTACTGCCGACTACAATTTTTCTTTCTTGTATTAAGAATGTTGCTCGACCAAAATATTCTGTTCTCCCTACGTCTAACTTAACCTTCTTAAGGGCAATTGAGATATTAGCACTTTTGAGTAAAGCTGTCTCCAATTCATCATCAGTTACCACTATATTGTTCCAATTTTGGCGACCAGCATATGTCTCTGTTTGTGAATGACAACTAGGACATAACAGACGTAAATTTTCACGTTTGCAATTTGTGTGATTACCATCTATATGGTCAAGTTGTAATGTTATCGGTTTATTATTATGGGAACTACACCCACACTCTACACAGACATAAGGTACTAATTTCAAAAAATGTGACTTAACTGTTGCATCGCTGCAGGTACAATCTTCTACAAACACTACAGACGAGTCTAACTTTGCCATTTTATTCCTGTGCGGACCAACAGTCCGGGTAATCAAAATCAAAACAGAATTCTTGTAACGTACTCTTGCGAGTCCGACTGGAGTTGAACCAATTGTATCCATAGGATGTGCTGGAAGAATTCTTTAAAACTAAATCGAAATGTTACGGTCGGTGACCAAACCTCCCTGCTATGTTTATCCTTCGGAATACAGGCCTTGGATTGGTTAGCTACTCCCTGTATGTAGTCATAACATTTCAAAACTGGTGCGGGTGGTGGGATTCGAACCCACACTGTTCAGATTTTAAATCTGCTGTCTCCTACCTATTGCACTACACCCGCATTAACTTGTAACACCTGTTATACTTTCCACTATAAGTGAATGCTCGTCACTATATCTATCATAGGAATGATATTCAGTTGTTATGATTTCAATTTTGTGTCATGATAACCTATTATATAAATCAGAATGCTGTTTCTTTTCAAAGATAAAAGTTTTGAAGTTGTGTTGGTTCGCTGGAAGCATTCTTTTAAATTCTTTTGCCCGAAAGTATACTCATCATCTCTTCCCAGGTTATTGATGGTTCGGGACCTTTCAATATTTCGAAAGTTGCTTTTTCTTTGCAGGCTTTCTTATTACAGTGATGTATCTTATCTAACTCAGCGTTACTGTCTGGAAGTATAGAAAATAAATATTTTCTGCAACCTATACACTTGATATCAATAGTTCTGCTTGTCATATTATGGTAGGCCACCGGGGTACTGCCCCCCGTTTCTTAGGTTAAAAGCCTAATACTTCACTTTAAAGTTTGTAGCCCGAATGTTTATTTTATACCCGTATTGTCTATCATATAGAAACACACTAATCAGTAACCAGGCATTAACCTTAACAGTTAATGTGCTTTGATATATTGGAGTGCTGAGGTGTGTTAGTTTTTGTTATCTTTATGCTTACTAATAATATTACCGAACCATATTTCTATTATATGACCTGCTGCACAGCAAGTCAGGCTTGTTCTGTTTTGGTTGTAAGCACCTTCAGCGACCGGCAGACCGGCCGACAGCCGGTGACTCCTGCGAATATTAAGGGCATTACTTACAATCAAATCTTTTTATTTTTCTTTCTATATTTTCTATCAACCTCTATAGTAATCTTAAGTGCGCCAGCACAGGGAAACCTTGCTCCCTTCTTAAACTTATAATCGTTTAAGCTAAACGGTTTGGTCACCATGTCGCCGTTCCACCAGTTACGTTCTGTCTTTATGTATCCATCTACCTCAAGCTGATTTCTCAACTCAGTAAATACCGGATTATCAATTGACGAAGTAGATGTCATCCTTCCCTCGCCCTTCAGGACTTTTATCGTCTCATCTTCTGTAAGATCTGTTCTGCCAGCATACATACTCCACTCGTTGTGGACAGTCTCCTGGGTCAGGAACTTTTCATCTATTATAAAGTTTTTCATATTATATGGCAGAAAGTTGCGGTCCCGACCCGCACCCGTTTTCACGAGCCAACAACTTAGCAGGTTGCGGCTAATCCCATTAGCTTAACTTTCTGTATCCACTCTGCAAATCTTCCTTATTCTTCTTTCTCCCCGCGCGAATCAACCCGTAGTCTACATTCGCCGTTGTCACATGTCAACATGGATTCCCAGTCGTCGTAAATACTACCTTCTACAAGATGTCCATTTTCGCATGCCGGGCATAACATGCCTTTTCTGCTATACGTTTGTTTATCATCTGACATATTTTAACTTACACTCCCTTGGTTTGGCAACGGGTGTCGGACTCGAACCGACGTATCTCTGACTCAAAATCAGATCGCTCTTCCTGTTAAGCTACCCCGCAATAATATAGGCGACCCTGGGCTCTCACCTACTTGGTTACATATTCATGTAACATTTTCTCCCATTCCAGGGTAGGGTCATAACTGGTACACCGTAGGGGTTTCGAACCCCTCTACCCAGCGTGAAAGGCTGGTGACCTCACCAGAAGTCGAACGGTGCATTATTCTTCCTTGTCTCCATCCTTCGGAAACATATTTTTCTAATTCTTCTTTTTTTATCTTTTTACTCTCGATACCATCTGTAATCCAGCACTTTCCAAACTGGGAATTCTTAGTGCCTTGCTGATGATTTATTTCAGCTAATGTCTTCTTTCTTTTAATTTTAGCATCTTTTGTTTGCGTATGCAACCTGGCGTAATCTGCACGAGATGCATTACCGGGTGTTCTGTTACCTGAAATATTAAGTGAAGCAGCACCCTTCTTGCCGCCTTCTGACATTTTAGCATATGATTCTTTCGTTCGATTATTATATCCTTTTACACGGCCGACAGACGCAAGGCCTGTCTTGTTTATATAATCAAATCCGCCGGAACCTCCTTTACGGAGATTATACACATCGGGTCTTTGCAGAAATTCTTCGGTAACTATTTCTGTTTCTTTTTGCAAGACAAGATCGTATGTATCAAAGAATTCTAAAATATCTTTTCTGAAATTCTCTATTCCGTATTTCTTTATAGCCGATACTATAACTTTTCCACTTCCCATATAACCATCATCTATATTATTTGTTTTATGAACACCTACATAGATTTTGTTGTTTATAAGGTTGGTGATTTGGTATAAATAGTTCATGAACTATTTATCATTTGTGCAACCCCTGTCGGACTCGAACCGACGTCCTCCGGACTCAGAATCCGGCCGCTCTTCCTGTTAAGCTACGAGGCAATAAAACTGGCGTCTCCCGTCGGTATTACACCGCACTCCAAGTTCGGTAACGTTACCTCCGAACCTACACATCTCATGTTGAGAAGACATAACTGGCATCCCCGAGGAATCGAACCCCTAATAGAACAAGTTTGGACCTCATCTATAAAGCCATTGCGGGATATAAAATAGAATCTCTGTTGGGAGTCGAGCCCAAATTTCTACTTTGAGGGAGTAGCGTCCTAAACCGTTAGACGATAGAGATATAAAGGTATTTAAGTTTTGTTGGTTGGCACGCAGTTGTTAACTTTTACACCATTTTTCATTTTGGTGCCGGCCTTTCGGTATCCTTTCCAACAACTGGGGTCTAGTCTTTGCTTTGCTTCCTGAATCTCAGATTCAATCAGCATGCCCAGGTCAGCAATGCTTTCACAATTCCACTTCTTTAATGCTAATGCTTTTCGAGTGGGCTTGCCGTTATCGTCTTTCGACGGTCCTTTCATGCCACCCATTCTAGCACAAAAACTTTTTCTCCGTTTAGCATCTTTGCTGTCGGGGTCCAGTTTGCTGGGTTTGGTAGTTACTGCTGTTTGTAACTTGCTGCCCGGGTGTTCCTTACGGTAACTGGCCACACCCTTGCTATTAAGGCCGCCGGATTTACTTTTACCTTCTTTTCTTTTCCATGCTGCCGATTCATCTACAGCAGCTGAATAATCGTCTAGCATGTTTTGTATTTTTCGAATAAGCTCTCTGGATGCACCGTCACCCCATTCAACACTTTTAGAAATAGCGTGTGGGCCTTCAGTGTCGATCTGATCAGAAATATTTTTCGCCATTGTAGAAGTGAGATGCGGTAACCCCTCGGCGTCGCCCTCGGCCTCTGTTGTGGCAGCAAATTCTGCAGATTCTACCAAGTTGATGTAATGTCGTATAGATAGGTGTGTCATAGTAAACTATTTATCATATATGGTCCCCCATGAAAGATTCGAACTTTCCTAAACCGGTTTCGAAGACCAGTCACCGTATCCGACGGATGGGAGATTATCTATTTAAATGTGTGCCGACCCATGTATGGGCTTTCTTTCTTTGAAATTCTTTCTCAAGCTGATCGACATCGCCTACGTTTTGTGGATTGCCTGCAATTATAAATGCTTCGAGATCGTCTTGGACCGACGGAACTTTGAAAAATTTTGCCAGTGATGTCATAAATATTTTAAACATATCAATATCCTGCTCTTTTATTTGTAGCATTATTCCAGTATGCCTTTCGTAGTCGTATTACATCTTCTTCGCTTTGTGGATTACCCGACTGTACAAACTTATCCATACGCTGGTCTATATACTTGCCTGAGAACAGGCCTTTTAAACTTTCAAATAAATTCTTAAACATTTTATTCCTTAGTATCAACACTTATTTATCTGCAAATATGTTGCAGTGCAACATAGCTCAGTGTAAACACTAATACTAAAAAAGTCAACGATGGTGCGGGCTAGGAGAATCGAACTCCTGTCTAAACATCGGCAATGTTTGGTTCTACCATTTAACTAAGCACGCGAATTGAATTTACATTGCAGATACATATCTGCGGAACATCTGTGAGCCGGCTCCAGTGCCTCGGTATAACACATGTAAAACTTGGTGGGAGCGGCGGGAATCAAACCCACTTGGAACACCTTATGAAAGTGCTGCATTATCTTAATGCTACGCTACCGAAACTAAAAACTGCTTTCCACTTGCAGGAAAGATGGAAGAAATGCGTCCACTGGACAGGATATTAACACAGTCTAAAACTGGTGGACCGTGGCGGATTCGAACCACAACTGACATAAGCCAGCAAATATATAACAGTGACTTGTGTGTTACCCTTTTACACCTTCTACGGCCCGTAAATACATTGTAACTACTTATCACTCCTTTGTCAAATGGCGGAAGTATTATACTAGTAGAATTTATAAAAGAAATTTGGCGGAGAATAATAGAATCGAACTATCACCTATCACTAAGTGGGATGGTATTCAAAGCCATTTAACGCCCAGCGTCCCTAATCTCCATTATTCATATAAGTCTATAAAATTCTTACCGTATTTAAGTTTGACATACTTAAGTATCGGTTGTAAATCTTTCTCATACAATACCTCAATGTCAGGATTAGCTTCCATTTTTGCTAACCACTGGGAAGTTTTGTATCCTTTTATCTCGATTACGGTACCAGACACAACAAAATCAGGAATATAATCTCTAATTTTACCATCCCAATAATATTGGCGTCGAACAGTATTTCGTGTAATAGATACATTGTGTTCCAGACAATATATTACATAAGCCAATTCCCAACTACTATCACAAAAAAATCCTTTATACCATCCATTCTTACCTCTGCCAGAACCATGCACATAGCCGCCCAATTTATTTTTCTTTGCTATTATTGATAATTTGTCAGATCTTATCTTTTCTTTCTCCGGGGTCGATGCTTTTCCTGAATGACCTGGTCTAAAGGATCCGCCTGTAATTCTTTTAATAGAATGTGGATTTAATTTGCAATACTTAGTGTGCAGTGTATTACCTTCTTTTTTGTTAAATTCTCTTTCACAATATATACATATAAACATAACGGTCTCCCGTACATATTTATCATAATCAAAACTGTGTCGCGCTCCTAGACGATAGCACTTCCATTAAATATAATCGATAAGGAGTTACCTTATATGAAGAGGCGATAGGCCTACACCTGGTACAGATATTTTCATTTAAGACAGGAACTATCAATATTCCGATTATGTTGGTACCCGGATAGAGAATCGAACTCTACATTTGTCCACTTGTAAGGAGGATGGCTTCACCAGCTGCACTCTCCGGGCATTAATTCTTAGGCTTATTAGATCTAGCCTCTCTTTTTCGTTTTTTCTCGATTGCATCCATGTAACGATCAACTTCTTGATACATTAATTTATGAAATCTCTTGAATACTTTATGTTCGGTCTGATTGGTTGGATTATTAAATAATGATTCTATATACATTCTCATTTCGTTAGGTAAATCTTTCCTGAGATCATTAATGTCTGCCAAGTTGTCCATATCTATATCATTAATAAATTTCAATGCTGCCTCTTGGGCAAATGCTGCAATCTCTTGAGGACTTCCTCGATATAATTTGTAATCTGCGGCTGTATGATCCCCTGCCGATAATTTACGTAGAGAATTATAAAATTTAGTTTTATCTTTACCTTTATCCAGATAACTTCTGTATTCGGTTGTCGATCTTCCTGCTTTATATTGTTTGTCGTGCTGCACAACATGCACCATTTCATGTATAATAACACTAATCAGATTGTCTATAATAGTATTAAGGTTCGATCTTGCAAACATATACATATCGGCTTTTTTATATGTAAGAAATAACACCGAAACAAGATCATTCTCATTTTCTACACTGTCTAATGCCACATCGTACAATGATCCCATTGTGACTTTACAAATATCATCTGTATATTTTGTGTTTAGTACGATTGTTCTTCCGGATGCATGACCAGAAGCAGTTATATCGGCAAATTTAACTGCCACATCTACTTCAGTAATACCTTTAAGTAATTCTGTTAATGCTGCTGCAACTACAAGTGTTAATTGTTTATCTAACAAAGGTTTAATAAACGCATTTACCTGTTTTAAGGTCGAATTTTTATCTGCATGAGCTTTTATCTTTGGGTCCAGTTTGGATTCACGGTAATAGATTTGATGTAGACAATACAGTATTGTTTCTTCAATCTCACGTTTTAAAGGATTCTTTAAATTGGTGAGACTTATCTTTTCTGTTACAAATAGTTCAATTAAACGCATTCACTATTTATCAATAATTATCTGATTTAGAAAGCTAAAATAGATTTGCCACCCACCGCGTTGCAGGAGACCGCTGATCGGGTATCTATACACTGAGTCCCACTGTGTCTATAAATCAAATTTTGGTACCCCTGGTTGGATTCGAACCTACAACCAGCTGATTTTGAATCAACCCGCACTACCGATTAGCGTACAGGGGCATATGTGGAGTATCGTAGTGGAGTCAAACCACTCTAAACAGTTTTGCAGACTGCTACCTAAATCGCTCGGACAACGATACATAAATCGGTGACTCATGCAGCTTGTTAATGCTGCGACCCCTGAAGCCTATACATCATTGTGGAGCGGTGACGCTTGATCAAACGTCTGACATCAACAATGAGCGGTTGCGACAGTGCTCTAACATCTGAGCTAAAGAATCATACTTGGGTTGAGATTATTTAACGATCTCTGTTAAACAAAAATGATTGGGCGGACTCCTACGGATTCGAACCGTGTCTCTAATTTTCACAGAATTAAGTGCTTACCATTACACTAAGGGCCGCATAAAATAAAAAATAGTTAACAACTATTTAATTTTGGTACCTCCGGGCGGATTCGAACCCCCAATCACATGTTTCTGAAACAGGCCGCACTACCAATTGGCGTACGGAGGCAAAATAATTTCGGACAGTGAGCGTCACAACTATGTCCTGATCGATGCTTTCTATCGATATTCGTAAATAAATTTCGAAGTAGTGACTCTTACCTTCAGAGGGTAGCTATATACTTCTGTTCGCATGTGGCCACATGCAACGTTTGGCCCGACCTCCCCGTTTCGAACGGAGTTCTCTTGTTCTTCAGACAAGCGTGAGGACCACCTTCACCAAGGTCGGATAAATTTGGCGTACCAGGAAGGACTCGAACCCTCACAAACAGTTTTGGAGACTGTCGTGCTGCCATTACACTACTGATACATATTGTTTAATTGCGACCGCGTTTCCAATTTGGCCATTTATCTAAATCATTAATTTTTATTTTTTTATTATTTATACCATCTGTAATCCAACAGGTTCCAAATTGGCTGTTATCCTTACCACAACCAATTCCTTTACTAGATATACTCATCTTATTTCTAGATTCTATTGTGTGATTCCTATTAGTGAATGATGGTATTCGTCCATTTATATATGTTTGCTTATGAATTTGTGATAATTTTACAAGATAGTCATTCCATTTATTTTCGTTTATAAATTTGTCTTTTATATATGCACCATCGACAAGATTATTTCCTCCATAACCAGGATGGCCGTTTTTTCCGTATAAATTTATACCAAGGTTGTTTATATACCCGAACCCACCATTACCACCCTTTTTAAGATTATATGTATTTTCGCTTGCTAAAAAATCTTCATTTACAATTTCTGCTTCCTTATTAAACATATCTTCTGAATTATCATATTCAAATAATATATCTTTAGTAAAATTTTCTAGACCATACTTCTGTATAGCATAATTTAAATATTTGCCGGAACCCATATAACTGTCGTTTTTATTATTAGTTTTATGGGTACCAATATAAAATTTACCAGAAAATTTATTTGTTATTTTATAAATTAAATAAAACATAAGTGACATTACCCTGTTATTCTTATGTGTTATTTATCATAGTTTGATACTTATGCTCGAACTCAAGGGCTCCACGACTAGGTTTCGAACCATGATTGAGATGAAATGCAGAATCGAACTGCATCGGACTACTCCTGGATCGCCAAGAACAGTTCTTATTGATTCGTACCAGCAACCGACTGGACTTTTTCATCATTGTTTGGCTGGTCGTCGAGGAATCGAACCTCGCCTAATTTCCGTTAACAGCGGAACGCAAACACCTTGCTCGCTCACGACCAATTTTGTCTAAATAATATCTAACTTCCTAAAATCTTTAATTATTAATCCATGTGTTACCGTACGAAATATCGTCTATATCTGGGGGAACTGTCCCTGGATCGGCCTTGCCTAATGCAGAAAGCCCCCATTTTCGCTCCGAACACGAATAACAATTATTACACGGGCCGATTGCCTGTGTAGTGCATGAATGTGTATATTGGATAATATCTTCACATCCCAATTTATAGTAAATATCTGTAATCTGCGGTTTATGTAGAAGTAAGAATGGAGCCTTATATAAGACTTGTTCGTCTTTATAGAATAATTTTAGTGTATGCTCGAACGGCCGAATGTCATCTGGCGCCATTCTGTTGATGCCTATATAGAACATCATATCTTGTCTATTTTGCAAATAAGTATTCACCAATGGTGTGCGTCCGATTCGGCCCTGTGCATTAGCTTCTTCGTCATTTTCTAAATTATTTACGTGTGTGATACGTACACCGAAATGTTCAGATACCTTATCTACAATTCGATGAGAATAATATGTAGACCCTTCATTCTTCACAATGGTAAATGCTGTTACAGGGACAGTTTCTAATCTGCCTGTTGCTTTTAATTCCGACATAATCAGACACATTAGCGCGGATGAATCCATACCTCCCGAACTATATAAGCCGACTCTTTTTACTTCGTTTCCGTTCTTCAAATGAGTCGGGATTGTAAAATTAAACGGCACTGATAATTCATCGGGGCCTAATACTAAATCCATATTAACACTCCTTATAATGGAGTATTTATACAAAATACTATGGTATCCTGTGGGGGATTCGAACCCCAGCCTGTTAAGGCGTCACCTTGAAAGGGTAATGACCGTTGCCAGCAGTCGACACAAGATAAAATAGTTTTAAAGTTGTAATCTATACACAAGGGGGGAATCGAACCTCCACACACGACTCATCGCCGTTCGCACTGCCGCTATGCTACATGCTCACTTTCATAAAACCCCGTCAAGGATACATGTGAAAGTGTAGATACAACCGTCATTGTTAGTTGACGCTAACTACAACTTTAAAACTACTTACTAAAAATTGGTAGCTCCACTTGGGTTCGAACCAAGGACTTCCGCCTTATCAAGACGATACTCTGACCAACTGAGTTATGGAGCTAATATATGTTTGAAAATTGTAGTGCTGCAATCAAGGTGTTTTCTATACGCATTTCAAACATTGTATGGTGCTCCGTGGTCGAATCAAACGGCCGTCTCAGGATTACAAAACCCGCATTCTATCACTTAACTAACGGAGCAAAATAAAACAGAGTACACATTTGGTTTCATTCACAGTGAAAATTTTTAGTTTGCTGTAGGTACTCTTCAAAATTATAATTTATTCTTAAGGGTTTGTATGTTTGCTAATGCAATTTTTGCATTATCTTTTATATCTTGTGTTGTGATATCATTAGCAAAATTAGTATTAATAATTGTCCTAAGATTAGATTCCACCTGTTCTATAGTATATAACCAGTTTTGTGTTAAATGTGGACTCTTAAGTTTAATTAACATATCTAATATGTTTACTGTTCGCTGATATTGTTCGTCGATATCCAAATCAATACCATTAATTTTGGCCCATGTTCTATCTTGATCATCGATCTCGAATAGTCTCATGTACTGACCTCTTGTTCATCTCTAGTCCAATTTCTAGCTGAGCTTTCTTTAATTCTTCAATTGTTATCAACATTTGTTGATGAATTTCATCTAAGATCGTTTCGTCAGATTTGATATTGGTATTTAATTCGATTAATTGTTTCTGCATAATATATCTCGTTGATATAATATTTATCAAACTAAAACAGAGTACACATTTTTTTCATTTGCGGTGAAGTTTTTAGTGGCTGCAGGTACTCTTCAAAATTGGCGGATGATACCAGTAACGATCTGGCCTGAACATCTACATTGACAGTGTAGTGGCCACACCATGCAGCCCCATCATCCGTACATCGGTATATTTGGTGCGTTCATTGCAGACTTTTACTGCACCTTTTTTCAATCGATATACATCGATCAACGCCATGTTCGCACAGCGTCTGGTATTTACTTTTCGGATCATGAGCCCGATTGATTTAGATTTGCAAAAGCCTGCCTTGACATTGTGGTGGCAGGAACCGTGTCCTCTTTTACAAAACTGGATGCGGGCGAAGGTAACGCTCCTTCTTTCCGATGTGGCTTATGAGACCAATGGGGGACTATCCCAACCCGCGATAAATATATGATGACTAACGAATACGTATACTCGATAACAGCACCTGCTTTAACTGATATGCTTCTGCCAGGTGTAGAAGAAAAACTCTTCATTAATACGGACAGAATCACATACAAATCTGTTCCCGCTAAAACTCTAATAAAAGAGGAATTTCTGACCTGGAATAACATCGAATGGCAACAAGTTCTAATATTTCACAAGACAAATAATTTTATTGGTCGATTACACGTCGACTCAACAGACAAACTAGCATGGGGAATAAATTGGATCTACTCCGGCGTCGGAACATTAAAATATTGGGAGAAGTCACAGATAAAATCTTCAATTAGCAAAGTAGACGAAGAGGGTTATCTCATATATGTCTATAAAACTGATGAACTACCTGCAAAAGAATACAACCTCACAATAGGTACATATTTAGTAAATGCATCTATACCACATTTGCCGTCAGGCAATAATGGTCGATATGCTTTTAGCCTTCGGCCAGGAAAGTTTGACATGACTTGGGAAGAAGTTAAAACTAAGTTTCAACATCTAATGTTATAAAATCAGTATGCTTATTTTTCAATTATCATTTGAATTTTTATATTTGCTGAACGCATACTTTAAAACTGGTACAAGTAGACAGGAATCGAACCTATATCTTTGCGTCTGTGGATTCTCGACTTCCATTTAAACCCAACGCTCATGCTGCTACTTGTGTAACTAAATCCGAGTGCCTACCTATCCTTATTGAAGGGACTCGGAAGATTGTCTCGAATGATCAAGTCTTACACCATACTTCACGGTCAAACTAAGGTCGGTTCACCGACATCCGCTACTTGGGACTCTAATATCATCGTCTATCTCGAAACCGGTGGGCTAGTGTGGAATTAAACCACCTAAACTGTCTTGTAATTCTCGACAGCATGAAATCATTTCATGTCAAGCCTGAAACTGGTGTATTATCGCGGAATCGAACCGCGCACATAAATGGATTTCTCGACGACATCAATTAAATGTCACGCCGATCAAGTCCTCAGTAATATTACCTCTGACTTCCAGATCGCCTTCTACGTGGATCCTTCATAACACATAATATGGTGGATATATTGGGAGTCGAACCCAAACAGGCCCTATAAAATATAGCTATTTCATATTGATGCTCCGACGGCTACTGACCGTGCATTAGCTGTACCGACATATACCCGAAATTGTTACTGTTGTTAGTATCTTAAATACTATCATACATTTGCTGTAATTCATTATACAGAGGGGTTAATTTATTTCGAATAGCGATCGCATCAACATCGTGTGTTTGATTTAGTATATCAACACACATACTATCTATGTCAGCTACTCTATTTTGCAATTTACCTACTATATCCCGTATACTATTTTTGTCACGCAATGACTTGACATTCTTAAATTTATTATATTCTTGTCTCACATGATGTATATCTTTCATGACAGATTTATAATCTTTGCTCAATATGCCTGATGTATCTTCTTTGCCTAATGTATTAATCCTGTATATAAGTGCATCCTGCTTTTCGATTTCGCAAAGTTTCATACCACCTGTTCCCACAAAGCGGTATCGGCTAATTTTATATCTATGACTTTCCTAATATCAGAAATTTCAGAATTTAATTTAATAATTTCAGAAATATATGATTTGGCAGGGGGTCCGTCGCGCCGATGATTATATAATGAATTAATGAACCACATCCTCTCGTGTAGTGCATCAATCTTACACTGCTCATTGTACAAAGGGCATGTAACATCTCTTGCTAATTTTATGTATTTTAGTTTTTCTAACTTCATACATCTATTTATCATACCCCAAATTTTGGTCTCCATGCAAGGACTTGAACCTTGACCTTACCGCCCCAAACGGCATGTGCAACCTGATAACACTTCACAGAGAAAATATGGTGGACCATGTGGGAATCGAACCCACCGATATCTACTTGCAAAGCAGACAAGAACCCCAGCTCAATCATAGCCCAAAATTTGGTGGGTCTTGGTGGTAACGCACCACTTGCTGCTTCCTATCTTTAAGCAACGGTTTTACAGACCGTCGATAGGGACAAAACCCAAATTATTCCTGCCACACCTCTCCAACTGTGTCGCGACACCAAAATTTGTAAACACATTATAACATATGCCTATAGTAAAATACACTATTTGGTCATTTAAACCAGTGTAATATACTTTACTATAAGAGTGATATAAATATCACTCTTATATGCCTTTAATCGCACATTGGTACATCTGAAGACTACTCGATGCCCTTCGAATAACCATAATTTTCTATGACTATTCATGCCGGTCCGGCGATATTTCTATCCCGCGATACCAATGTTGAATTGATATTACTCCTAACGCGGTTTGATGTTCATATACTAAATAATTGAATTGCTAATGATTTACTAATTCTAAACCATTCTCCATTCCTATCATCTGCTTTATTTTCAAATAATTCTAGTAAATCTGCCTCTTTATCCCTTCTATTCTTTACCCAGTTAATTTCAATGTAAGAATATTTATTATACGGGTCATATGCACTATTATATGACGATAATCTTTGCTCATAATCCATTGTCATCCCTATCTTCACCCATCCGGGCCAAGCTGGATTTTCAACCAAATACACAAATCCTTCCGGAATACTATCTCTTGTACTTCTGCTTCTATCTTCACTTAAATATCTTATTCTGATATTCTCTAATCTGTCCTTTAGTGTCGGGACAATTCTGACCGGTTTACCAGTTAATATAGTTTCTTCTTTCGTTCCGTATTTGTTATTCTCAAATTCTTTTCTAAATTCCTTAAGCATGTCATATAATTCTTTTGCCTGTTTTGCATTCAATTTATATTGAGTGCAGATTTTAGATGTACTTAGCTCTCGAAAATTATATATGAAATACTTCTTTGCTAACTCATATTTAGAATTTAAACTTCCTCCTGAGACATTTTCAATCTTCTTAATATCTTTCTTTCGTGAAGGTAAACTATTGCCGTAGTTTGCTATATGGTTCATGTTCGAACCATAAGCTGTAGCAATCGGTGATTTAAATGTTTTTCCCATATATTTCTTTCTAATATTTCAATCCAATAAAAAAGCTGCTTAGTTTCCTGAGCAGCTTCCTTTTATAATCTTATTAGTGTTAGTTACTAATACCCTTATAGAAGGAAGCTGTTTTAATCGGATCTTGTTCATTACTCGATGTTGTAAATCCGACCCAATAACCGCACAGACGCTCTGATGCTAACGCCAAATTATGCATCTTATTTGCCAGTTTAATAATCGTTACAAACATTCTTTCTTTCCAAAATTCCAATTAGTGCCGAACAATTATTGTTCTGCAAGTTATTTATCATCTGTGTAAAAATAGCACTTAATATGCACATCTTTACTATCTTACCGCAAGTTTACACGAATATAGTTAATCTGTCAAGTCATTCAGTTATCTTCTAAAAAACAGATATATTGCTTGCAACACATTTATTTATCTTCTGTCAGTCTGACATCAAACAAAACAGGCGTCAAACATTCATAAAATTTGTTTTAATTTAGTGCCAATGCTGCCGGCTTCTAATCTACTGCGCGCCTTTTTAATGACAGTAGAACCACTATAAAACAAATCTCCCTAGCCGTTATTGTAACAACAATGTTGACCTATGTCAACCACTTCACACTAAGGATCCGCCAAATGTCGGAACAGTCTGAGTCGGATGGTTTCGTTGTTGAACGGTCGAAGTGTAAGCAGGTGTCCCTGTATAGGTATCAGCTACTGTACCTGTAGTCGGCGTGGTAAGAATGGTTGTGATTGTTATCACTGTCGCCGACCCTGATGCTGCGTTGGCTACCATATTCACAACATATGTATTATTAGTGTACGGTGCTCCATCAGTAGTGTTATACATAGCTGTGGAACTTGTGCCTATGTTTGATCCGCCAGTCCCAGAATTTGTTATTGTGCCACCGGCGCCAGTCCTAAAATGACCTAAGTCATATATAACTAGTGTGCCCATCGCAACAAACATAGCATTCATAGTGTTGTCGGCTGCATTTCCAGTTGTCTTACTTGGTGAAAGTTGAATCCTCCCACCAAAGAAGAAATAGTTTGTCAATGCTGCGGCAGTGGCAAAAGTGATTGTCAGTGTATGTGTTTGTGTTTTTGGAGTGGTCCATCCATTGGCTGACTTTGTGCCGTTTGCTGGTGTTGTTAATGAATACTGCCCTGCATTTCCAGCAAATATGCTTGCTAAATCAGTACTTGCAGCATAACCGGTTGCGCTAGTTGTAATATTTGTTGCCGGTATTCTTGCACCAAGATTAATTTGCGCTGCGGTTGCAATAGGGTCGAATCTTGTACGAATATCGACTCCGGCTACTTGATAACCCGTAATGTTTGCGGGGCTTGTCGAAACAAATGTAGCAAACAATGTATCAATATCAATACCAGCTGACTGGATATTAGCTGTCATTTACTTTACCCCTTTCAACATTCCCATAATTTCAGCAACTTGCTTCTGCAATTTAGAAATTGTAGATTCTTGTTCCTGAACTTTAGCAGTCAATATAGCTGATAGCCTGCCATAGTCGATGCCACTCGGAATACCGCTGTCATCCATTCCAACAATTTCTGGATAAACAAGTGCCATTTCTTCAGCGACAAATCCAAACTCGTGTGCTTTGTAATCCTTACGATCATATTCCCTTGGTCTTAAATCTGCAAACTTAGACAAGTATGTCTTACCTAAGTTCTTAATGGCTTTCTTTACACGCTTGGTTGATGTAGCGTTGAATGCCACAGATGTTAAAATACCAGAGGACGGATTGAACGATAGTTTCGTCGAGGATACTTTTGTCGGTAGGTTACCCGATGTTCCCGTAACCCACGTAGGATACATAGTTGCGTTTGTAGTTGTATCGTTTGTAATTGCACTATTTGTCGAATTAGTCGCAGTTGTCGCAGTAGTTGCATTACCAGTTAATGCACCAACGAATGTTGTCGATGTAACCGATGTTAGACCAGTATAAGAACCAGAAAGTC